CCGTAATATCGTGTCTTGGCCATTCAGTCAGTTATGTTTTCTTTATAAATATCGTTGTTTATATTAGTATAATAAGTAAAAGCTAAAAAACAAAAACGCCCAGTCTTAGACTGGGCGCTTCATGAAAAAAGGATTTGCTTATGGACGTTATTTTTCACTTAATATTCCACGACAGTTGGCTAAGTTCCAACGAGAATACGAACTTAAGTTCGCTATGTTATCGGACTCAAAAAATGACAAACGATAAGCCCATGAACAATTATATCTGAAGTTCGTACTACTCCATATATTTCCGAAATAATTTGATTGTACAGACAAATCTTTAGCAGGAAAGAACAACGTTTTTCCCCTATCAGTTTTATCAACACACAACATTCCATCGGTGCCACTGTCGCCATAATTCGATATCCACAATATATTTGTGTTTTCAATCAAAATTTTAAAATCTTCAACTGTCGGCATTCTCCAGTTTCCACCCCAAATAACATTCACCGCATCGTCATCCAAATCAAGAATAACTCTGTCATCATCATACCCATATTTGGTATAAGATAAGTCCTCAGAAGCAACCCAGTTGTAATCACCAGTATGGTAGACAGTTTTCTGGACCTTAGACATCCATTTATAACTGGATTTTTTAAGTTTAAGTTCTTCGTCTTTTTTGTTGTATGGAGTAGTATCTCCCCACTGGAAATAAAAACCAGTGTCGAATATTGTGCTGGCACCCACGTTCATGGTAGCCCATTTCACACACCCAATTTCAACGTATTCTCTATTATTTTCCATGGTCGAACACTGACATTCAATTATCCACACTTAGACCATCCACAGTTGGGACACACGATGCATCCGCCGTCGTAGCGTAGTTTAGAACCGCACTCTGGGCACGTCTCGTCACTCTCTCCGTCTGGACTATACTTGGCCAGCACACGGGAAATTGCCTTGTTGAACGAGCCAATACTGTCGTTGCACTTGTCTTCGAGTTTAATTATGTCCTCGATACGCATGCCAGTCCTGAGGTTTCCGCTTACATGGAGTGCAACGTTGCGGTACTCCCTACGTTCACTCCAGTCCTTGATGTTATACACCGCGCCTTTGATAATCTCGGTGTCTCCCTTGGTGAGTTTGTGGCCTTCGCTGACAATATCGGAAATCTTGTCAATCTCTCCGAAAATGTCATAGTCCTTTTCAAGGGCAATCGCAATGTTGTCGATTGTAATGTATTCCGACTCGAAACGGTACTCGCGTTTCTTCACCCTGATAATTTTGCCCTTGTGGTTCTTGATACGCTCGTTGGTCATACATGGCATGGCGAACAGCTCATACGGCTTGCCGTCGAGAAGCCCGACGAAGATGCGGAAGTTCTCGCCCTGCACCTTAACCTGGTAGAAATCCGCTTCGAGCACCTTGGGTCGTTTCGGAGCGTTGACCGTGTTGAACTCGCCCTCGACTTCCTTGGCACCGCTGTTGAGGATTGCTGTCCTCTTGCATCCAGCCCTGAACACAGTCACACCCTTCAGGCCGCACTCCCAGGCATACATGTAGATGCTGTACACGTCATCTACAGTGGCCTCTTTCGGCAGGTTGATTGTTGAGCTGATTGAAGCGTCGATATTGGCCTGCAACGCGGCCTGCATCTCAATCCTCTGTTTCGGGGAAATCTGGTCTGATGAAATATAGTAGTCAGGGAGTTTGTCGATATCCACATCCTCTGGGTTGCCGCCAAAATAGTCGAGAACGGCCTGTGGGTACACGAGATAGTCTTTCTCACCGATTGACTTGGTTGTCCTAGTGTAGAACCTGGCGAACATAGGCTCGCCACCGCCAGAAGTTGCGTTAATCATTGTCGATATGGTGCCAGTAGGGGCGATTGTGAGTAGCTGACTGTTGAGCGGGTATCTGCCCTTGTATTCATCTGGTATGTTCGGCAGGACCCTGGTCTTGTAGAACTCGGAATCGAACATCCCCTCGTACCTGACACCTTCGGTGTTGAGGTCGCAGGACTGTTCGAAGGCCGCAACAAGCATCGTCCTCGTAAGCTTCTCAGCAAACACCTGGGCCTCCTGGCTCCCGTACCTGACGCGCATCTTAATAAGGGCGCCAGCAAGGTCGAACAGACCAAGACCAATTTGGTGGTATTTCTTGGCTGATTCTCTCTGAATTTCAAGCGGATGAAGATTAGTTCCCTCAATCTGAATTTCATTCAGGCCGATGACTGCGGTCTTAACGTCGCGGGCGAACTCGTCGTAGTCGAACTTCCCGTCGTGGACAAACGCGGCGACGTTCATCGAGCCTAACAGACAGGCACCACCGTTTGGGAGAGGTTCTTCGGCGCACGGATTTACCCCAGCGTAGGCGAAATCCTTATTCTCCGACATCAAATGATAACTGGTAATACGGTCCCAGTACAGGATACCTGGCTCACCGTAGTCCCAGTTGGTTCTTACGATGTTCATGAACATGTCCCTGGCCTTGACCTTCTTAAGGTAAACTGGGCCGCAGGAGGTTGGAATCTCATACAGTTTGTTGTATTCCTGAATGTTGCTGATTTCTTCCTTGCTGATTGTCATCTCGCACGGCCAGTGAAGCAGGTAGTCATCGTCGTTCTTCACAGCCTCCATGAACGCGTTGCACATCCTTATGCTGATGTTGGCGTTGGTTATCTGGTCCGTGTTGGCCTTGATACCGATAAACTCTGGCAAGTCTGGGTGGTTTACGTCAATGCTAATCATCAGAGCACCACGACGTCCGTTCTGTCCTATAGTACCAGTGACAATATCGAACGTCTTCATGAACGACACGGCTCCGCTTGTGGTCCTGGCCGAATTGTGCACGACGGCACCAGCTGGGCGTAATTTCGATATGTCGATACCGACGCCTCCGCCGTACGAGTACGTCCTTGCCATATTCTTGCAGCATTCGGCGTAGATACTCTCGATTGAATCATCCACAGAGAGCACGTAGCAGTTCGAGAGGGTTGTTTTCAGCCCCTCGTTCTCAAGCCCCCTGTTTGAAAGGATTCTTCCGCCAGGAATGAATTTCTTCTGAAGGAACAATTGCTTGACTTTCTGGTTTCCGCCAGAAACCCTCTCGGCCCACTGGTCGAATAATTCATTGGGTTGTAAATATTTGCGTTGAACGATGTCAATACCCAATTGATATCCATTCAACCATTTTTCTAAATTATTATCCATAAGTTTAGTCGTTATATTAGTTTATGAAAATAATATATATTTTCCGTTCAAATAAATCAATTTTTCCTCAGACTGGCCTTCACCTGTCTTGCCATGTCGGTGTTGTATCGCTGCGTGCTTTCCATTGTCTCTTCAAGTCCGTCGTCAAGCATGGTGCTGAAATCAAATTTGCACGTGCCATTGTTGAACGTAACACTCCAGAAGCTTGTCTTTGTAATCTTACCAGCCCTGAACTTATTGATAAACAAATTCAACAAATCTTTTGGTTTCATGTCATCCGACCTGGCGAATGAAATGACTATGTGGGCTATCTGGGTCTTTTTGACTGAACCGCCGCCCTGGCTGAGGCCGACAATCTGCTGGTTGAACGAGTCCCTGGTTCCCTGGACTGGGCACCAGATGGCGATGTTGTACTTGTTGGCCATAGCCTCCAGCTTTCTCATCGTTATTCCTTCCCTGGTATACTCCTTATCCTCTATGGAATTGCCCCTTTCAAGCTTAAGGCATTCGAAATAGTCAACAACAAGCATGTCTGGCTTGAAGCCACTGGCGATAAGCTGTTTCATTTTGCGTTCTATATCGGTCGGGCTCCATTCGCCAGAACACGGATGGAAACCTACAATATTGTTCTGTATGAACTGTTTGTATTCATTGTTATTGATTATATCCACGACAATCGGCCTGATTTCTGGCTTAGATAGCTCGCAAGCGTCGTACCCAGTGAGATAAGCGTAGTATTTTCTCTTGATGTTGACAGGCTCATCCTCGAAATGGACGTGCATAACCTTATAACCCTGGTAGTTGTTGGCTTCACATAGTGTCGTGGCTGCAGTCGCTGCAAAACCAGTGGTGGCGCTGGTTTTACCAACGCCTGATGGAGCGATTATGACACCGAGCTCGCCCTTGGCGATACCGCCGTTAAGGACTTTGTCAAGCTCGTCCGCGCCAGTCGGTATCGTGAGGCGGTAGTTCTCCTTCAAAGCATCGTCCATGCCGTCGAATATATGGTAACCGAGGTCGTTCAGGCTATTCACTTCGAGAGCCTTCTTGATGAGCTCCTCGATTGAATCGTATTTGTCGTAGTCGCCTTTCTTTATAATCTCGTTGGCCTGGTTCATTGCCTTAACCAGGTTTTGCTGCTTGAAAAATTTCTCGGAATACCCCTCAACAAGGTCAATTCCGTTCAACTGCTGTTTTTTCAGCTTATCAAGAGTGTCAAGTACTCGCTCAGAGTTTACCGCATCGCTTATCTTGCCCCTGACCATGTAGTCTAGGTCCTTGTATGTGGCAACAGACTCGTTGAGGGCGTATCGGTCTTTCATAAAGCCGACGATAATCCTCAAAGTGTCCTCAGTAAAGTAGTTCTGGTCGATAATCGGCTCGATGTTCTTAAAATACTCACAGTCCTCGATAAAGCATTTCACCAAATCGAACTGAAAGTCCACGCCGAGATAACCAAGGTTATCCTTGTTAACTTGTTTTGCCATTTAAAAGAAGTGTAGTAGTTTACGTAAATATGGGGCACCTCGCAGGATGCCCCCTGATTTTTACATCCACGCTAAGCAATCCTCACTGGGCTGTGTTTCTTTCTGCAGTGACTCCTCCATGAGTTAACGTAGTCCTTGTTATACGGTG